CCTGCTCCACTAGCGTTTGCTGTACAACAAACTCTTACATCGCCATTTGGTCTAGTTGCCAAATGTATCCATGGCAAAGGGCAGAATGTTTTACCCATTAAATTTATGTCCTATAATCATATATCTAGTATACTTTGGTGTTTTAAATTCTCCAACATATGCAACATATATTTTTGATTGTTGTACAAATTCTTCCATGCTATTTGCACATCTTACATGTTCTTCTAGATCAAAATAATTATTGCTCTGTAATACTACCTTAGTGCCTGGCTGAATATTGTTTAACCATTTGTCATATTGTTCTTGTGTTAGATGCTCACAACTAGTGTTTATAGCAACATCTGCATCTGTAGTATACTCACACATGTCTGCTGTTGTGGCAGTAAATCTTCCTTGCATATGTTGTTGCATATTAACAGTTTCTGCAATAGTTTTACAGATGGGGTCAATATCTATGCTTTCTATTTCAGGTATTGCAAGATCACTATTAAAGAGTAAACTTGCAAGTACTCCATTCCAGCCACCGTAAATAGCAACATTACCTCGGAGTTTATATTCTTGCATTTGTTCTATTAACCAAAGTTTACTGTGTACTTGGCCTTTCCAAAAACTTTCTAGTGTACGATATTGATTTTCGCTGTTACGAATTGCGTCCATCCAAAATAGTACATCTTCAATATCAACTTTCAAATTGAGCTCCTAGTTTATCAAACTTGCCGCATTGTTTTTGGCATTCTTTTAAACAACCGTTTGACCATGTGTTTTCGATACTACTAAAAAAGTTACTGTCAAATATTTCTTGCAAAGTATGGTTATTAAGATTAGGAAAATTTCCTATTTTATCCATGTAATCAATTCTACTTTCACTTACTGGTGGTAGCCATTCTAAATCTAGCCAACAACAGGGTGCAATGTTACCGTTAGCGCCAACATATATAGAATGAGAGTTTTGTGCTTTGCAAGTTATTGTTGGGTTTATTTCTTGTTTTGCTTCTTCTACTACTTTTATAAAACTTTCACTTTTTTCTGTAGGGTACAAAATATCAATTGTTTTTCCATTATCATCTAAAACATTAAATTGACCATTTTTAAATCTACTAGAATTTTTGTATTTAAAATCACTAAAGCCTAGATCACTTGCAAGTTGTCTACATTCATCTACTTGATGTTTATTGTGACGGAACACCAACATGTCCCATCTAGCATTGCCGCCTGCGGCAATAAATGTTTTTGCATTTTCTAGTATGGTGTGAAAGTCTGTGTTTATTCTATAGCGGGCATGTGTATCTTCTAATCCGTCTATTCCAAATACTACAGTTACATCTACACTAGCAAGTTCTTGCCACCATGTACTATTCCTTGCACTACCATTTGTATGCATTTGTAAATTAATGTTAGGATTTATTTCACGTAAGTATTTGTATATGTCAAGTGTTTCAGTATTAATAATAGGATCACCCAAGTTACCGCACATATTAACTTTATCAAGTTGTTGTATAAAACTAACTGAAAACCATTCTTTAAATGTTTCTAAGTTTATATCATCTAATGTTACATATGGCATCATAGGACCACCTTGCATACGTCTCGGACACATTGGACAACGTGCTTGACATCGTGAAGTAACTTCTAAGTGTATGTCTTTTATTTGTTCTAAATTATACATTTTTTCTTTTTGGTAGTTTACTATCAGCACTACTCATACAACTAGGTGTAATACACGGAGTTGGTTGTTTAAATATTTCAAAACCGTTTGTAATTGTTCCTAGTATGTCATCATGACAACTATGACTTCGCCTAACTTCAGTATCTCTGATAATTATTCCTTGATAGCCTGCATTACAAGACCATCCTTTAAATTTATTAAACCCGAACGCATTAAATCGTTCTGCTTGGTCTATTTCGTACTCGTTTCCTTTACTGTCGTAGAGTGCAACTTGTGCAACTCCTTCTCCTTGCCAGTGTTGTGGGAATCCTCGTCGCATTGTTGCAATTTGTTCTTCTGTATATCCATGTACCACGTAGGAGGCGGTAGGGTCGGATTGTGGTTTGAGAGTGACATTAATGCCTCTGGCGGCAAATCGTTCAAGCCTTTGATAAAGATCTTCAAACATTTCTGGAACCATAACTTGATTAATTGTAACAAAAACACCTCCTTCCATGAGTTGTAAACATTTGTCTCCAAACTTTTGTTCGTCTGCAAATTCTGCATGGTAACTTGCTGTTACACTGCGGCGTTGCAAGTTTTCCGTTATATGTAAGTACTTATCCCACCATTTATGGCCAGGTGATAGATTTGTGGTCATGTGTATGCTTTGATACGCTGGTTCTATGTCACTACAATAGTGTTCAACTAACGGTATAAACTGTTTATTAGCAGTAGGTTCTCCGCCACTGAAACTAAAATGAAAATCTGTAAAGTTATTTGCACGGGCTTGCGCTTTGATACTATCCATGGTCTTTAAGTATAATTCTGTGGGTTTAGTGTCAGGGACACTAGATCTTGCGTGAGGCCAGCAATAACTGCACGAATAATTACAATATCTTGTGGTGATCCACGAAACTGTGAAAAGATGGCTCTTTAGGAGAGTTTTTTGGCCGAAATGGGTTATATCAGTCCACGGAATTTGTTCGAAATTTTTCATATAACCACTCAAAATTATTTATAAGTTTTAAATTATCTGGCTTATCACTATTGTTATACCCAAAGTCACGACCAGCGCAAGCACCGCTAATAGCATACCTTCCAAAGCGAGCTTCGTCTCCTTGTGTACACCAGATTTCCAATCTTTTTTCAGTTTCATCATCTATTTGTCCTTTAATAGTTTTTGATGCTAGTTTTACACATTCTCTAAATGCACTTTTCCAAGTGCTAAATTCATCAGTATTAAATGCTGTAATGTTTGACACGTCAGGCATTGACTTAAATTTATCGCTAATACTAGTAGTCATATCAGCAGTGTCTACGTTCATGTTTAAAGTTAAATCTCTTGGCAAAAGTTTTACTCCACCATAACCGTAAACAAGATTATTTATTGGGTTTTGACTCTGCCAAACATGTACAGTATCAATTTCATAAGTGTTTGCTTCATGGCTAAAATCAAAATCTTCTACAATATGTGCATCGCCATCAACAATCCAAACCATTTCAGTATCGCAAAGTTTTGCTGCTTCGATGTGAGCTTGATGTATTCCTGTTACACCGTGTACACGTTTTGCCCTTGGAAATCTTTCTTTTAATTTTTTAAAATTATCATCAGCATCGGGTTCATTATAACTAATAAACACAATATCATAAGGACGTAATTTTGAAATGACTTCGTCATGCTCTTTACGTGTAATAACATACTTATGGTCAAACTCTCGTTTGCCAATGGTATGTTTAGTTGTTGCTAAAAATACTCCGTTATGATAAGTTTCTTCATTTCTAAATATGTGTTTGTATACATGATGCATTTCTCTATCAGCATCATATCTGCCATCTGTAGGATTATAGTAAAAATCAAATATACTATCGTCTAATATTTCTACATTATTCCAAACACACCAAAATAAAGGACTAGTTTCTTTTTCTGCTATTTCTAAATAATCGTCATAGCTTCTAATAATATATCTAGGATAGCGATATCGACTAATAGGTTGTTCATGTTCCTTTCTGTTGATAATAAATCTATGTTCTATTTCTTTTTTAGAAATAGGTTTATTTTTTGATGCTAGTATTATACCACCATGATAACTTACTGTATCATTACACAGATTAGACCATACATGATTTTCATTTCTATCATAACTATTATGGTAACTAAAATATAAAGAGTATATTGTAGGATCGATTACTTCTACATTTTTCCAAATGCACCAAAACATTTGCGTTGGCGAACTTTCTAATGCTGTTTGATAATCTTCATACGTATCTATATGATATACAGGGTAGGGTTTTGGTGTACTTGCTACAATATCAACTTCTTTTTTGTTTACAAAAAAACGATGATCAAATTCTTTTTTTGTAACTGTTTCTGTTTTGCTAAAAAGACAAATACCGTCTTGTGTTTCACCATTTAAAAATATATGTGTAATTTTTTTATGATATGTATCATATGCAGGAACGTAATAATCTAAATTATAGTTAAGATCAACATCGTTCCAGATTACCCAAAACATATCTGTTGTACTGTTTGCTGCACATTCTAAATATTCATCGTAGGTCGAAGGGCTAAATTTATCATAGGGTCTAGGAATACTTGCTACAATATCAACTTCTTTTTTGTTTACAAAAAATCTATGCTCTATTTCTTTTTTACTAACGTGTAAATCTTTGTGTAGCAAACAAATTCCATCATAAACATCACCATTTTTAAATAAGTGTGTGTATTCTTCACTCCATTCATCTATTTGATAGTCAAAAGAAAATGTATCAAGAATTTTGACGTCATTCCAAACTATCCATAAAAACTTTGTTAAAGAAGTTTGTTGTGCTGATTCAAAATCCGTAGAAATTTTAGCAAAGGGAAATCTCTGCCTTAGTTCGTGCCAGCCTTTATCTGTTTTTGATCCAATAAAAAAGATATCATACATCTTATTACTATACAGCCTTATGTTGTTTCTGTCAAGTAAGATGACATAGCATGAAGATCAAAATCTAATCCTGTTCGATTGGTTTTGGCAGAAGACAAGATCATCTGTCTTTTTACTGATTTTGGAATTGTTTTTCCCTTTACATATTCTAATGCTAATGTTCTATTCCATTCAAGAGCAGGTTTAATTTTTTGATACATATCATTAACATCATTGTTAAGAACATGCTGAATATTTTTAACAATTCCTTCTATTCGGTTGTGTAAAAATCGTGCATTATCAAATTTGTAATCAAAAATCTCGTCGTATAAAACAAATCCCATGTCTTCTAATTTTTTATGAAAATGTCTACATCCTAAAGTTAAAAACGGCAATCCAAACAATAATCTCATTGTAGTTTTTTCTGTTAGAAAAAAGTTTTCAGTCCACGATTCTGTAGCAACATGTAAAAAACTTTCAAAATATTTTTTGTTAAAAATATAAGGATGATCTTGATCGAAATTATCACCTAATTTTAGTACCCTGCCATTGTAGTGTTTAAATTTTACGTTATGTTCTCCTGCACCTAAAAAAGACACAAGACCCTTATCTAATATTTTTTCTTTTGCTAGTCTGTCTATTAATTTGACTCTGTGTTCTTTTGCTCTATGATTAAAACAAGAATACGGTATGGTAAAATTATAGTCATTATACCCGTTTAGGTACTTTTTAGCATTAGTATAAAAGTTAGGATGATGATGCATATTATGATATGCAAATAAAATAAAAAAGTCTAACCACTCTTCAAAATTACATAGTTCTTTGTTTATACCAAGTCGTCTTACAACTTTTTTCTGATAGTCTATAGGAGACGCAAGAACTATATTACAAGTAATATTTTTTCTATTAATTGTATCAACTACTTTTTGTGTAATTTTAGGAAGTTCGCCTTCGTAGAAATAGAAAAAGTTAATTATATCTACTCTATCATTTAAAACTTTTTCTTCTATTTCACTTGCTGAATTATACCAAGGTGTAAAAGATACTGTATTAGGTAGCCGCATTCCGCACTTGCTCCAATATCCAGTCGTATGTTTTCTTCAATCCATACTCTAGATCTTCGTCAGGTGCCCAACCTATATTCTTTTTAATTAAACCGTTATGGCTTCTTCTGCCCATTACGCCAAGAGGTCCGTCTGTATTTTTAATTTTAATATTTTTTCCAGCAATACTGCTAATCATATATGCAAGGTCATTAATTGATATCATTCGTTGACTGCCGAGATTTAACGGATACTCATACGAACCATTCATAATACGATCAATGCCTTTTATGCACTCGTCAATATACAAAAATGTTCTTTTTTGTGTTCCTGGTCCCCATACTTCAATTTCTCCGTTTTCGCTTTCTGCTACTTTACGACAAAGTGCTGCTGGAGATTTTTCTTTACCATTATTCCATGATCCTTCAGGACCGTATATATTATGAAGCCTAGCGATTCTTACGTGTAGCCCGTAGTTACGTGCATATGCTAGATACAATCTTTCACTAAACAACTTTTCCCAACCATAATCACTGTCAGGATCTGCAGGATATGCTTGACTTTCAATAAGAGAAGGGTCTATAACATCGCCTGTTTGTAATTGTTGTGGATACATACAAGCACTCGAACTGTAAAATACTCGCTTGACTCCTTTCTTAATCATTTCGTTTACAATGTTTAGATTGATAGTTGCTGAATTATGCATAATATCAGCATCATTTTCGCCTGTAAAGATATAACCTGCTCCGCCCATGTCCGCAGCAAGCTGATATATTTCATACAAGTCATTAGTTACTAGTTGAGCAACTTCATACTGATCTCTTAGATCTGCAATATGAAACTCGTCAGCGGCTGTTTCTGCATACTTAGGGTGCTCTAGATCGGCGCCGATAACATAAAAACCTCTATCTTTAAGGTCTTTTACCAAATGTGCGCCAATAAATCCGCCTGCGCCACAAACTAATACTTTTCTAGTTTCCATATTTTTCCTCAAAATGTTTAACTTCTGGATGCGACATTGTTGCTAGATGTTCGCAGTTAAATTCAACAATATCTTTTACTTCGTGGGTAAACTGTACTTTCTTTTCGTCGCTCCAGTCGGTAATTTCTTCTACTATGCTATTTATTTCTAACATGCGATCATCATTGTTTGTTATTAAATCGTAATCTTCACTCCACCAACGATCAAAAGTCTTAAATCCAACATCTTTGAGATGCTGTAAACTATACGGTGCAGACATCATTATAAAAGGTTGTTTAAATGCTATTGGCTTGTATGTTTTTTCGTTTAAATGTATTTCTGGAGTAAAGAAATTTGTTTCACTAATAATATTAATCATAGAGTCTTTGTAATATTGTTCAACATCGTTAGCACTCGACTCCATTGGATACCTATCAAAATTTGTAGTGTCTAAAATAAGAGGAAGAGCTTGTTTAGATTTTTCAATTTCATCGTCTGTAATTTGAAAAATAGGGCGGCGGTTTGCAACATGCTTCATGTTGCTTTCAAAACTTGCACCCGATTCAGGCTGTTTATCAGACATACTCATATAAAAGTTATCTAATAATCCTTTACGCCACATACTTAAAAAGAACACTAGTCTGTGATCGCTCCATCGACGCTGGAAACATAGAAAGTCTTTTTTCTTAAGCCCCGGAACATAAGGATTATTTGACCTATCTCGAAGAGGTTCTTCAACTCCTGTTTGTTGTATTCTACAAGTTGGTATATATTCAACATTTATTTCTGGAGTAATGTTTCTTCTATGACAATAGTCTTCGTATACTGCTTGGCCATTAACACAATTACTAACATAAATTACATTTTTTAAAGGAAAATTAATTTTATGTAGATTTTGATACATTACATCGAACAATTTATCATGCACCCAACCTTCAAACGGTATATTAAATAGTAGATATCCCTGTCCGTCGTACAATCTATCTTTTGTTTTATCTTTGATATGTACGTCAGTGTTAATCTCTGCAAAATATCTTGTCCAATCATTATAATGTGTAGCAGTAAAGCTCATTTCATATAAAAATTTATTTGTATACCAAGGTTTTACATTGTAAGTAGATAAAATATTAAAATTATCGAACAAACTATAAAAGTAAACTTTACGTGTCCATGGTTCTTTATCTACTCTAAATTGTCCGTACATAAGATCTGCAATAGAAGGAACTTTGTTATTTGCTAGTGGACCAATAGGAGATACCCATTCATATACAAAATCTAAAGACTTAGGCATTGAAAACAGTCCTCATAAAATTTTTCTAATTCTGGAAATACTTCTACTATATCTGTATTTCTACGATTATCATATTCTGTAAACCATGTATAGAAATTTTTGCGGCCTTTTAAAAGTTTTTCGTCATCATAGATTGTGTTTTGCATATAGTCTACAACACGTCTAAAACGCTCGTACTCCAACGAACTAAACTTAGTAC